TTTGCTTGTATCCCCCATAACTGTGTCCTCAACTGTGTCCATTGTTTCCTCTACCGACCAGCCTTTTAATTCATTAATTGCTGCGACTGAGCCACCAGAAGTAACTGCCTTTAATGCTCCGTCTATACCTTTCATTGTAGCCATGATATTTCCCTTTCACTTATTGATTATTAAATGCCAATTACTTGGCGTCCTTTGACTTAACTTGTTCTTCAAGTTCTGCCAAACCCTTTTGCACTAAATGATGTGCTTCTGCTTTTGCAACAAGGATAATTTCTCCTTGCTTTCCTAAAAGACCATGCTCATTCACATTGCAATTCTTTTTCAACTTTACTTTCATACCTTCCTTTCTAAACTACTACATCTGGTGCTGAAAACGATGTCCGATACTGGACAAAATAAGCCATTGAGACTATTCCCAAAGGTCTTGTTTCTGATGATGTTATTTCAATATCTGTAGATTCCAGATAATGCTTTTGAACTAATGATGCTCCACCTGAAGTTACAATCCCTGTTGTGGCCATTTTGACTTCTACTTCCTTACTAATTAAATCCAAAGTATCTAAAACACTTGCACTTGCCTCAACATAACCATCTATATGTAAAACGCACTCCCGATTGATATTTGTCATTGTTGCAGTTTCACCAGATATCTCAGAATCTATATAAACAACTAAAGCTGGAAGTGTTTGTTCTTCAGCAGTAAGCATCGGTGTCTGGTAAACATTCGATCCTGTTGTTGTCAATCCTGTTAGTGAAGCCACAACCCTATCCCTAATTTGATTCCTTAAATGATCTGCCATTATACTGAAACTCCAAACTGTGCCATCACAGGAACATTCCAATAATCATCTTCACGTACAAATCCGCTATGCACTTCTGCTTCTCTGAAATAGAACTTTACTGATTCATTCGTAAATATTGTTCTGTTGTAAAGTGTAACTAAATTTGCTGATCTTGCACTAAAGTTGCTTGTTCCTGAATCCCTTTTTCCAACAATATCCACTGTCAACAAATACAACTCCACATTTTTTGCAAAGGCAGTAGGATTGCCAACCTGACCTTCACTTTCAATCAATTCTATTTTCGGTTCTACCCATAAATCATTATTTGTGAAACCTGTCCTAGTTTTGCCCACATCATAGAAAGCATTAAAATGTGTCCAGCTAATCGAGGTGTGCGACCAATTATCCGAAAAGTGTTTAGCGAGTGCCTGACTAGGTGTTGCCATTTTACTTACCCAATGATACCTATTTGTGTTGTTCTTTTCTTTAGAGGGCGATCTGAGAACCCTAAAAGCTCAATCTAAGGCGATTATCCTTGCTTCTGCCCTATTTAGTGCATTTTGCACAAATCCTCTACCTTGTTTGCTATGTCCTTCTTCAAGAGATACGATATAAGGCAAATTATTTGCAATGAATACAGACCGACCAGCCAATGGGCGAGATGTTTTTGCGGTTGCTTCTCTTAACTGACTCCCACCTTGACCTTTTTCTTTTCTTTCTGCTTCGGTAGTTGGTGCCGATCCAACAGCCAATTGCCAATTTCCTCTTGCTCTACCTGTGTCAACTGGTGTTCCGATAATCACATCTTTATAAATCCCAAGTGTAATTGCTCTAAAATACCTATCTAAATCTTTGCGGTTAACATCGCCTTTCATTTTAATGCTCATCTGCATTGGCAATCCCATATGAGCTCATCACTTCCTAATACAATCGTACTGGCTGACATTATTCGCTGAGTCCTACTACCAATTGTGATTGAATCACCAACCGCATCTTCAATATCGACCCCAGTTACAGGTTTAACCAAGATTCTGCGATCCATATTTGATATTGCACCACCTGAAGCAATCACCTCTGCAGTGGTATACTCTTGCTCTATAACATTTATTGTTACGTTTGTCTCAGTTTGTGAAGCGACTACTCCAGTTAATGGTGTATAAGTCCCTGCTGTTCTCTTTACCCAAGTAGCACTCTTTGAGAGAGTTAACCCACTCACCAAAGTATTAGCGAAAGTTTTTGAGATTAGATTTGAGGCAACAGTATTTAATCCCATTATCTACCTCTTGAGAAATGGAGAACTAATCCAAGGTCTCATCAGAGCATTAACTGAAGCAATATTTCCACCTTGAGTTCTTTGTAAACCACCAGAATCCGATCTGTTCATATAATTCACAGAGACAGTTCCAGACAAAGCACCTACCGCAGTTTCGGTTCGGTATTCTATATCACCAGTTGTGGAATCCTGTTTTGCTTGAAGAAGCACAGCAAGCTCTATTTGAGCCTCTTTGACATTTCTGTGCATTTCATCGGAAGGATATTTAGTGGCCTCTCCAATATCTCTAGGGAAAGCCAACCTTTGATCTTCGTCAGTTTTATCTCCCCTCCATTGGTGCAACCGATCTAATGATCTAGTAGCTTCTCTTAACCACTTTTCTTTTACTGCATCGGAGAATCCAGACCAAGTTGAACTAAACCATTGCCGATCCGCAAGTAATGAATCGGCTTCGGCTAAAGTTGCGTAACTGTCGCTGGTTGTTCCCGATAAGGTCGTAACCAACGCCATCTACTCCTCCGCTTTTTCAGATTTTTTGGAAGAAGATTTGGAGTCACTTTTCTTTTTCTTTTCTTTAGGCTCTGGTGCCGGATAATTAAAACTTGCTCTACTCATGTTTATCCCTTTATAAAATTAATTGATAAGGGCATCAGTTGAAATCCTCTTTCTAAATTGAAGTGTTAGGATCTACTTGCAATGCCCTTATCTAAGATTATGGTTTAAACTCCTGCGATAAGACAGACCATCTTAATGTTCTGACTATCCCAAACTTGAGTCCAATCCGCACCTGCTCCGACCTCACCATCTGTAGGTGAAGCACCAGCAACCGCACCAGCGAATTTCAATCCACGAGGATGGAGAATGAAATGCTGACGATTAATAAGGATATCCTCGCCTTTCAAGGTATCTCTATCAACTTCAGTTGCATTGTCGATGCTACCAACACCATAAGCAAATGCACCATCACCGAACAAATAACTGCGATATTCAGTAGAACCACCTGAGCCAGAAGTAGCACAGCTATCGTCTACGATCAGTCTCTTGCCTAAGTATGTTGAGAACATGATATTGTTGTCTGCATCACGAACAAATGTAATCAGACTATCCTTCTGCAATTTAGCATAAACTGCGGAATGGACAATCATTGATGTGAGAGAGCTTGCATTATCACCAAGCAATTGCATTGTATCAACCACCATTGAACTGGTAATATCGGTAGCTGATTGGTCATTAACATGACTTGAAAAAATAGTGCCAGCATTATCATGGAACAAACCTCCTAAAATATTCATAAGAGTGGTTTGAACTGATCTTGCCCAATAACCAGCTACCATGTCACCAACTGATGCCATGATATCTTCACCAGCAACGGCAGAAGCCAAATCAGTTGCACCCCATGCTTTACCACGCATGAACTTAACTGCGGTTTCTTGTTCTGCTGTAATGTTATTGATTGTTAATGCGGTTCCATCTGCGAGGACTTCTGCATCACCAGATAGATCGTTGAAGTAAGGCATCTCAAAGAGCTTACCTTTTGCTCCTGCCATTTCATCAAAAGCAGGACTTCTCTGGGCTATGCCAGAACTGAGGATATTTGAAAGTGTAGTACTCCTTTCAACCACATATGGGCTGAATATTTTAGGTACTACGATATTTGATATAGCTGTTGCGGCCATAATAATTTCTCCTATGCAACAAGTTTAAAATTAGCTCGTTGCACCGCAACTTTATCTCACCTATCACTCCGTGTTAGGCAGATTGCATTTGGTTAGTTTCGTGCGAGGTAAATCCTCCTAGAACTTACCTCTGGGATTCTTTGAACTCGGTTAGATATTCAATTCTATGCCAGCTTCCCCAGCCAGTTGTTTAGCGAGAGTTGGGTTATCCTTTAATATCTGCCCCTGTTTCGTCAAATTCATACTCTCTTTATTCCAAGGATTTTGCCCTACTGCTGTGCCAGACAATTCCCCACTACCATTAGCACCGCTTCCGTTAGAGGGAACAAATAAGTGAGGAGCATTAGCTATTAACTCCTTACTCCATTCTTGCGGACTCATATATTGAGTGCCATTTTCAGAATAGCGAGCCTTTCCTAAATTGTCAATGCAAAAAAGTTCTCCTTTATCATCAATTTGCCAACTGGTTTTTGCTCTCGCCAAGATGTCAGCAACCGCAGAGGATTGCGGAGTACCAGCTTCATTTACTGCTGATTGGATGGCTGAAGTGATCCGATATGTCTCAAGTTCATCTTTATATTTTTTTGCACTGTTTTCCTGCTCGGTTGCGTGCTTTGTAAGTGCTTCTATCTTACCACCGTATTCCGATTCTTTTTTAGCAAGCAACTCATCAAACTTACCCTTAGCCATGAGTTCTTGATTCTCTACTGCTTTCATCTTCTCTAAAGCATCCCTAGCAACCACAGGATCAATACCATTGAAAGATTCCGCAACTGCACTCACATCCTCAAGTTTTTTCCTTAGATCAATGTTTGAGTTCCTAAATTCATCCAATTTAGATTTCTCTGACATACCTTCAACTTTTAAGATATATTTTCCATCATCCTTTTGTTCATAATAATCACTTAATCCTTCTGGTATTTCTTCTGCTGTTTCAATAATAGCTTTTAGTGCCATCATTCCTCCTTACTTATGTTAACAATAATTCCAACAAATGCTCACCCTGAACATTAGCGATTCAAAATATTAAGCAAACTTCTTTTTTAATTCCTCAATAGTTAAAGGATCACCACGTCTGCCAGTAAAATCCTTTAACTTGAATTTGCCTTTCCCTTGCCTCCACAAATCCCCTTTTGCGGTTCCACCAAGAATAGCATTTTGAGTAGTTTTATTTTGCCTTTTAAGCCATTTATCCATATCGGTTACTGCAGGAACAGGACCGCCAACTGAAGCTCTAGTTTGGGCTGGCAAAGTGATGCCCTTATTCCTTGCTAAACGATCCAACTTTTCCAATTCATCAATAACTGGAACATGAGTTGAACGGCAATTCCAATGTCTGGGAGTTGGCAGATAAGCCTTACCATGACCACCGATTGGTCTATGACCATCAGCAGTCCAACGTAACCCATCATATGAAGCACACAAAGGAGTTGTTCTCCCATCTAGTGTTGCTACACTTTCTACTGCATTTACCACATCAAGATTATTCATATATGTTTTATCCCGAACTGTTGAAGCCACGTTATGAACCGAAGTTCGTATGAGTGCTTCCGCTTCTCGGTTTGATGTTTGAATCCAACCACCTTTCCTTTTCATTCTTCTTTTTGTTTTTCCACCTACTTCATAGCTTTCATATTCACCAGTAGTTGTCCCTAACAATCGCTTTTTGATTTGCCCTAAAGTCTCACCCTCTGCAATGCCAAGTTGGATTCCTTTTACAATTTTATTCTTTGTATTTTCTTCCAACCTATCCCACCAATCTGAAGCGACAGCTCCCCTGATTAAAGATTCATCTACGATTTCTCGCAATTGCCCTTCAGTCAAAACTGGTGAAAATAAATCAGCGTCCAAAGATTCATTCATTATTTTTGTTGTTGCTTTTTCCTCAATGGGTGCCAATTCCAGCAACATATTTCGCATATCTGCTTTACCTTTGCTATGAGCCTCAGCAATAGTAAATTCTACTTGCTCCAATAATGCTTTCAACCTTTGCTCTTGAAATAGAGTGGGGCTATCTTCTAACAACTGATTAATGTCATCAGTCATTTCCTTCAACAACCCTAATGCTCTACGCTTTACGCTTTCTTCAAATCTGGTTAAATCAATAGCATGCTTGTAGACTCCATCTTCCAATTTGTCAATTACGCTCATTCAACAGCTCTGTTTGAGATTAGTTGTTGCTCGCCATCAAAGGACATATTTTCTGGATAAACTTCCATTTTCTGCCTCATATGAAAAGCAGTTTCTTTTGAAATTAATCCCATAAGGTCGGCTTCATTGACTGCTTTTAATTCTTCTGGACTCCACCGATCATCAAGGTAATCCCTATTTAATCTAATCCCAACATCACTATCTTGGCTCATCCATTCTGCAGTCTTGCTAATAATTGAATTTAAGCCAATCTCTACTGTTGAAACAATGGTATCAAGAACTGAATTTTCGCTTGCGGAACGCAGTCTTGCTGTCTCAGCAGTTTCAACTTGTTTCCTGTGCCGTTGAACTAATTGACCACCGATAGTTGCCATCATTTGCGTTTTCTCAAGCATTGCTTTTTCCATAGCAGAAGCACTTGTTCCTGAAAACTCAAGTATGCCAAACTTCGCACTTGGGTTGCTTGAAAACCAACGAACATCCGCACCAACTGCCAAATTGCTAGGATCATTTGCTTCATCTTCTGTAACTCCTGCGGAATAAAAAGTAGCTGCCACTCCAACTCGATGAAGCAGTTGTTCATAATCTGCGGAGTTACGATAATGAGATATATTCAATTGCGCCAAATCAAGTAA